ATGCTGGAACAAATGGGCATTGCCGCGAAGCAAGCCTCGTATAAATTAGCGCAACTCTCCAGCCGCGAAAAAAATCGTGTGCTGGAAAAAATCGCCGATGAACTGGAAGCACAAAGCGAAAGTATCCTCAACGCTAACGCGCAGGATGTTGCAGACGCGTGTGCCAATGGCCTTAGCGAAGCGATGCTTGACCGTCTGGCACTGACGCCCGCACGGCTGAAAGGCATTGCCGACGATGTGCGCCAGGTGTGCAATCTCGCCGATCCGGTGGGGCAGGTAATCGATGGCGGCGTACTGGACAGCGGCCTGCGTCTTGAGCGTCGTCGCGTACCGCTGGGGGTGATTGGCGTGATTTATGAAGCGCGCCCGAACGTGACGGTTGATGTTGCTTCCCTGTGCCTGAAAACCGGTAACGCGGTGATCCTGCGCGGCGGCAAAGAAACCTGTCGCACTAACGCTGCAACGGTAGCGGTGATTCAGGACGCCCTGAAATCCTGCGGCTTACCGGCGGGTGCCGTGCAGGCAATTGATAATCCTGACCGTGCGCTGGTCAGTGAAATGCTGCGTATGGATAAATACATCGACATGCTGATCCCGCGTGGTGGCGCTGGCTTGCATAAGCTGTGCCGCGAACAGTCGACAATCCCGGTGATCACTGGTGGTATAGGCGTATGCCATATTTACGTTGATGAAAGCGCAGAGATCGCTGAAGCATTAAAAGTGATCGTCAACGCGAAAACTCAGCGACCGAGCACATGTAATACGGTAGAAACGTTGCTGGTAAATAAAAACATCGCAGATAGCTTCCTGCCCGCATTAAGCAAGCAAATGGCGGAAAGCGGCGTGACATTACACGCTGACGCAACTGCGCTGGCGCAGTTGCAGGCAGGCCCCGCGAAGGTAGTGGCTGTTAAAGCCGAAGAGTATGACGATGAGTTCCTGTCATTAGACTTGAACGTCAAAATCGTCAGCGATCTTGACGATGCCATCGCCCATATTCGTGAACACGGCACGCAACATTCCGATGCGATCCTGACCCGCGATATGCGCAATGCCCAGCGTTTTGTCAACGAAGTGGATTCGTCCGCTGTTTACGTTAACGCCTCTACGCGGTTTACCGACGGCGGCCAGTTTGGTCTGGGGGCGGAAGTTGCGGTAAGCACACAAAAACTCCACGCGCGCGGCCCAATGGGGCTGGAAGCTCTGACCACCTACAAGTGGATCGGCATTGGTGATTACACCATTCGTGCATAAATAAAACCGGGTGATGCAAAAGTAGCCATTTGATTCACAAGGCCATTGACGCATCGCCTGGTTAGTTTTAACCTTGTCCACCGTGATTCACGTTCGTGAACATGTCCTTTCAGGGCCGATATAGCTCAGTTGGTAGAGCAGCGCATTCGTAATGCGAAGGTCGTAGGTTCGACTCCTATTATCGGCACCATTAAAATCAATAAGTTACACATCATTAGTACCTTCCTTATTTTTTGACTGGGACAAATTTGGGACCGATGGGTTCAGGATCGAGTCTATTTGCCGTGCGTGTTCGGTAAGGTGATTAGGTGCAAGGTGAGCATATCGACGAACCATTTCGATAGACTCCCAGCCTCCCATTTCCTGTAACACTGACAACGGGACTCCGGCTTGAACCAGCCAACTTGCCCAGGTGTGTCTCAAGTCGTGAAATCTGAAATCATCAATACCAGCCCGTCTCAGCGCCGCTTTCCAGGCTGTGTTTGCGTCATACCGCATCTTCCTTACTGTTGGCGCTTTCGTTCCGTCTGGTTTGGTACAGCTTTCCTTGTACACAAATACCCAACGGTGATGATTCCCGATTTGTTTTTTCAAAACGCGACATGCAGTATCATTCAGCGCAACGCCAATTGCGCGGTTTGATTTACTCTCTTCCGGGTTTATCCATGCCACCCGGCGCTGCATGTCTATTTGTTGCCATTCAAGGTTGATGATGTTCGAGCGTCTTAAGCCTGTTGCCAGTGCAAATTCAACAACAGACTTTAATGGCTCCGGACATTCATCAATCAGCCTTTGTGCTTCATGGGGCTCCAGCCAGCGGATCCGTTTATTCTTTGGTTGAGGCACTTTAATAATTGGTGCCTTATCCAGCATTTTCCATTCACGCTCTGCGGCTCTTAGTAGGGCCTTTATAAATGAAAGATGCGTAGCCTTCGTTGCAACGGACGCTGGTTTTGGCGTGTATTCTGGAACAGGTTTCCCTTTTTTTCTGCATGCTTCTGCCCTGAGTTTCCAGTTTTCCTCATGACGCCGGTTCGTCATTTTCTGCATTGCTGAATAAATTTTTGATTCAGTAATGTCTCTTAGTTGCATTCCTGCGAAATGTTGAAGCCAGAATCCGATCCGGCTTTTGTCATCGTCCAGTGATTTTTTATGTGCTTTCTCTTCAAGCCACCTGACACACGCTTCCTCGAACGTTATATCAGGTATTTCACCAAGTTTGCTGACCCGCCATGCTTCAGCCTTTAGCTTGTCATGGAGTTCTGTCGCCTGCCTTTTGTCCTTTGTTCCAAGAGACTGTTTAAATCTTTTACCGTTCGGCAATGTGAAACTGGCGTACCATATTTCACCTCTGCGGAAGAGTGACATTTTCTTTCCTCTGTTATGCCATCACCCGCGCTCACCTGGACAGTATGCAGCGGAGACTGAAGAGCCGCAATGCAGGCTTGTCGTGTTGTGAGGTAAGGAGATTTATTCTTAGTGGGATCTTTGCGTGTTGCCTGAAGACGCCCTGTGCGTATCCAGTTAATGGCAGTCGGTCTGGATATCTTGAGAAAATGACAGGCCTCATCGAGTGTGAGGCTGTATGGCTCCATTATTTCACCTCTTGCTGTGACATTGTTGAAAAATGGATACCAGCTCGTTGCTGCCAGACGATCCAACCGAGAGTCATATCCCATGCCATGTATTCGTTATCGCCGTTTTTTGCTCTCCGACGATCTACTAAGTCACCGAAACGCTTTTCCATGAATAATTCATAAGCTTCGCGTTCATCTGGTTCTACTTCCAGAGATAGGAGTGCGATTTCATAAGCACGGCGCTCAATATCGTCTCGCACGTCAAGGCTGCTGATACGCTCTTTAATTTCTTTAATCAGTTCTTTGTCGGTAAAAGTGGTCATTATGCTCCAGCCTCCGGTGCTTTTGGCATTACTGCCCAGTGAGTGATATTGACGTTTTCAAGGTCCCCGACCTGAAATGTCCACTGCCATTCTCCGGTTTCTTTTTGTCCCCAGGTGTACCAGAGAGAACGCCAGCCAATTAGCCAGCCTTCTCCGTTAGCATCGAATAACAAAACACTTTCATTTGCTGGTGGCAGTTCAGTTGACACTGGTATTACTTTGTTTTCCTGTGCTGCACATTTAGCTTCAAGCGCATCGAATTTACGCACTAGGTATTCAGCATCTGTTTCATTTACTTTCAGATCTCGCGGTACACATCTCCCACGAAGAAACCCTTCCATTTCGAAAACATTCATGCGCATTTGCGTAACTCCGATAACTCGTTAAAGCGTTCCATAAACATCCCGTAGGCATGGCCCGGAGCCAGTGGAATCACGTTGAACATCTCTGTTGCCGGGATACCTTCCAGTACAGGCCAGAAAGAGCCATCATCAAGCCCGAGATCGCGGCGTTCGGTTGCCAGCATGATGAGATCGGCATATTTCACGGGCGTACTCATAACTGGGGGTAACCCGTATTTCTCACGGATTACGGCGTCTATTTTTTCTTCCATCCGTTTATAGTCAGGAAGAAGTCGTTTCAGTGGTGCGGGGATGTCCTGGCAATATGCTTCTGTTGCATCATGCATTAAAGCTTCAAAAGCAAATTCCTGTGGCACCAGCTGGCTGCAAAGCACCGCATGTTGGGCGACACTGTAGAAGTGTGAAAGATGTCCTGCAAAGCGACAGATATTTGAAAGGGAAACCGCGATATCGTTAATAACGATGTCGTCTTTATTTATCCTGTCATAATAAAAATGCTTCCCGGAAAAAGTTTTAATAAATGACATTTTGTTCTCCACGTATATGCGCTGCACCGCGCTGAATTCGGGTAAAAGGAAGCCCTCACCGTCCTGCGATTATTGAGTCAATTACATTTCCATAAATGCCCCCGTGGGGGCGGTTAGTTTCTCCACAAAACAGAGAAGAACACCTGCGGTGGCAGCCGCCCGGATGGATTGGGTTATGAGCCCGTCGTCCGGTGATGCTCTTCTCTGTTTTGTAAAAAGGACGGTACCAGCCGGAAGCAAGGGTACAAGCTGGTACCGCCAAGACTACACACAGCATAAAGTTGTGGTGCCGGGAGCCTCCCGGTGCCTGGCGAAGGTTGCACACCAGGCGGGTGGGTATCCACAGAAGGTCGACTGTCAGCCTCAACCTTTACCCGCGTGCGCTGAGCCGCATTCACCACAACGCTAAGGATTCTCTCTGGTTGAAAATACTTAGCTGTTATGTGCCTGCTTTTAGCCACATCAGGCGAGGTGGACCTAGTTATTCCCCAACAACAAGGATTTGGTTATTATGTAACCCTCCCCAACAACGATAAGGATTTATATGGAACGATGTGTAGATAAGTATGAGGAGAGGCATGTGCCGTTAAGACAAAAGCCTCCAGTTCCTCCAAAACCACCCAAGGAAAACTGAGACTAATATGACCAGAGACGATTATAAATTTTATATTCACTACTCTTATGTATTGGAGAAGATGAATTACACGTTGTTAACTCGTATTGATAAATTAATAACGTTGATGTTAATCGTTCTCGGTTTTTCAGTTTTCGCCCCGTACAGTAATTTATTTATTTTCGGTTTGTTTGTTGCCGTACTTTCGGTTCTTCAGTTGGTCTATCAGTTCGGCCAGGAGGCTGGGATGTCTAAAGAACAAGCGAGGCATTACAAAAGACTGCTGATTGAGTCTGATACTCTTTCTGAAGATCAGTTGCAAGCTAGGTATTTAAAAATCCAAGATACCGATAGTAATCCATGGAAATCACTTGAACGAGCGGCTTTCATTCGGGCCTGCATTTTTGCTGGTGTTCCAACTAAGTACGATCTAACAACCAAAGAAAAATTTATTGCTTGGTGTGCGGGAGATCTACCTCTAGAGAATGAACTAACGGATATTAATGATGACCAACAAGCATAATCCAGTTCACGGACATGTACCTCCGAAGCCGAAACCACCGAAACCGAAGAAATGAGACATAATAGGATTGGATAATGAGTCGACCAATAGAGCCTTTTCATATTCCACCTCGTCCCAGGCCACCAGATCCAGGCCCAAAGTGAGGGTTACTGATTTTTAAAGAGCGAAGCGTCCGGTAGGGCGCTTTTTTGTTGCTAACGAATCATCCTGGACTTCATATGCTCCAGGGGGCTACTTCGTGGACGACCTGCCTGTTTGTTGTTTCGCTTGGGTACATTATGTATCTCAAAGGTACATTGTCAAGTATAAAAAAACCTGCCGAAGCAGGTTCATAAACATTGATTAGGCTTTGATTTTGTATCTTCTTGGTTTTCCTGAGAAAATCACTGTACCAATTATAGAGCAATTACCGTTGATCTTAATGTAAGGCTCAGGCCAGTTTGGGTTTAACGCTTTGAGATAACGCTGTGTCCCATCTTCTATCAACCTTTTGAAGGTGGTTTCACCTGTATCGTGCATCAATGCAATAACGTCGTCACCGTGGCAGGCAGGTACTTCAGGATCGACAAAAATCATGTCTCCCGGGCGGTACTCATCAATCATTGAATCACCTATCACCCGCAAGATATAAGTCATTTCCCCACAGGGGACAGGGCAGGGATACGTTTCTGCTGTGCTCAAATCAACCTCAGAATATCCAACTTCTTTCCATGCTCCGGCCTGTACCCATGATATGACAGGGACTAATGTGATTTGTTTATTAGTGATTGAAACATCAGGTTTTTTTGTGATGTTCGTTGTCTGGTGTTCTTGATCGAGCCATCCGACAGGCAGGTCGAAACATTTTTCGATGTGTCGTGCCATGCTGTCACCGATATTTTTAGTAGCACCATCTCCCATAAACCTGCTGGTCTGGGTTGGCTCGCGATCAATCATAGTGGCAAAGGAAGAATTCCCGCCAACACCATCTCTCAGTTTTCTGGCGTTAGACCGCCGGATGTCATGGATTGTTTTCATAACAAAATTAAAACCCTTGTACCGTTAAGGTACAAGTATCTTGAAGGTTCATTTCAATCATGTAATATGTATACCGGAGGTACATATTGTATGAAAGTGTATTGGGACTCTTTAACCAAAGAACAGCAGGGCGAGTTGGCCGGAAAAGTTGGCTCAACACCTGGCTACTTACGGCTGGTTTTCAATGGCTATAAAAAAGCCAGTTTTGTGCTGGCTAAAAAACTTGAGCAATGCACGTCAGGTGCAATTACGAAATCTGACTTAAGACCGGATATCTATCCGAAAGATTAGCAGAACACTTTCAATTTTTAACCACAGAACGATGAGGCTAATCGTGGGTAAGCATCACTGGAAAATAGAAAAACAGCCTGAGTGGTACGTGAAAGCTGTCAGAAAAACTATCGCGGCGTTGCCGGGTGGTTACGCTGAAGCCGCTGACTGGCTGGATGTAACAGAGAACGCTTTATTCAACCGCCTTCGTGCAGATGGCGATCAGATTTTCCCGCTGGGATGGGCAATGGTTTTACAGCGTGCTGGTGGCACTCACTTCATTGCTGATGCTGTGGCGCAGTCTGCAAATGGCGTCTTTGTGTCTCTTCCTGACGTCGAGGATGTGGACAACGCCGATATTAACCAGCGTCTGCTGGAAGTCATTGAACAGATCGGCAGTTATTCAAAACAGATTCGTTCAGCAATCGAAGACGGTGTAGTGGAACCGCATGAGAAGACAGCAATTAACGACGAGCTGTATCTCTCAATTTCGAAGCTGCAGGAGCATGCAGCACTTGTCTACAAAATTTTTTGCATTTCAGAAAGTAATGACGCCCGCGAGTGTGCAGCTCCGGGCGTCGTGGCGTCGATTGCTTCTGGTTGTGGAGAAACTAACGCATGAACAGTTTAACAACACACTACCGTCGCTCGCAACTGATTGCGCTTCCTGTACCGGGTGGAAAAGCGAAGGTGGAATATTGCTATGCAGTGAATGTACCAGGTGACAGGGAAATTGTAACCCACAGCTTTGCAGAGTGGGCTGTGGGTGATTTCAACCGGCAAAAGGAGACAGTCCTTTGCGACAAGTTAACCGCTGGTTCAAAGATCACTACGGAGTGCCCGTCAGAGTCATTCGTTGGGAACCGGAAACACAACGGGTTATCTACCTCCGCGAAGGCTATGAGCATGAGTGCTTCAGCCCGCTCGAACAGTTTCGTCGTAAATTCAGGGAAATAGAGGTCGGTCATGAGCACTAAATTAACCGGCTATGTATGGGATGGTTGCGCTGCGTCAGGCATGAAGTTATCCAGCGTGGCAATTATGGCCCGCCTGGCTGATTTCAGTAATGACGAAGGTGTGTGCTGGCCATCAATTGAAACCATTGCCCGCCAGATTGGCGCGGGGATGAGCACCGTCAGAACGGCTATCGCACGGCTGGAAGCGGAAGGCTGGTTAACGCGTAAGGCGCGTCGCCAGGGTAACCGCAATGCGTCGAATGTTTATCAGCTTAACGTTGCGAAGCTTCAGGCAGCGGCATTTTCTCAACTGTCAGATTCTGACCCGTCAAAATCTGACGCATCAAAATCTGACCAGTCAAAATTTGATGCGTCGAAATCTGGCAAAAAAGCGGGTTTTCACCCGTCAGAATCTGGCGGGGATCCGTCAGTAAAATCAAAACATGATCCGTCAGATAAAAAAACTTCTCGTCCGGACGCTTCGCAACCGGACACGCAGACGGCTGAACAAGAGTTTTTAACTCGCCATCCTGATGCGGTTGTATTCAGCCCTAAAAAGCGCCAGTGGGGAACGCAGGATGATTTGACCTGCGCACAGTGGCTCTGGAAAAAAATCATCGCTCTGTACGAGCAGGCCGCCGAATGTGACGGCGAAGTGGTACGTCCTAAAGAACCGAACTGGACAGCCTGGGCAAACGAAATTCGCCTGATGTGTGTACAGGATGGGCGTACTCATAAACAAATCTGCGAGATGTACAGCCGCGTCAGCCGCGATCCGTTCTGGTGCCGTAACGTGCTCAGCCCGTCGAAGCTGCGGGAAAAATGGGATGAGCTTTCCCTGCGCTTATCGCCGTCCGTAAGCACGTACACCGAAAAACGCGAAGACCCGTACTTCAAATCCAGTTACGACAACGTGGACTACAGCCAGATCCCGGCAGGATTCAGGGGGTGATTATGAGTCTTTTGAATGAAGTTCAGAAATTCATTGAGGCCCATCCGGGGTGTACTTCCGGAGACATTGCGGATGCTTTTGCAGGTTACTCACGGCAGCGCGTTCTGCAGTCTGCAAGCAAGTTACGTCAGAGTGGGCGTGTGGCTCACCGTTGTGAAGGAGATACACGCAGACATTTCCCGCGCCTGACTGAGAGAGCGCAGGAGCCGGAACCGCAACCAGTTCGTGAAACCAAACCTGTGCGTAATTTCTATGTCGGCACTAACGATCCCCGGGTGATTTTGTGCCTGACCCGCCAGGCTGAAGAACTGGAGTCCAAGGGCTTATACCGTCGTGCTGCAACCGTGTGGATGGCGGCATTCCGTGAAAGCTACTCCCAGTCAGAACGAAACAATTTTCTGGCGCGCCGTGAGCGGTGCTTACGGAAAAGCAGCAAGCGCGCTGCATCGGGTGAAGAGTGGTATCTGTCAGGGAATTACGTGGGGGCTTAATGAGTAATAAATATTGCCAGGCGCTGGTGGAACTGCGGAACAAACCAGCCCATGAACTGAAGGAAGTGGGCGATCAGTGGCGCACGCCGGACAACATTTTCTGGGGAATTAACACCCTGTTTGGCCCGTTTGTTCTGGATCTGTTCACTGACGGTGATAACGCCAAATGTGCCGCGTATTACACGGCGGAAGATAACGCGCTGGCGCATGACTGGTCAGAACGTCTTGCGGAGCTTAAAGGTGCTGCCTTTGGTAATCCCCCATACAGCCGCGCCAGTCAGCATGAGGGGCAATACATCACCGGCATGCGTTACATCATGAAACATGCCAGTGCCATGCGTGATAAGGGCGGGCGCTATGTTTTCCTGATCAAAGCTGCCACCAGCGAAGTGTGGTGGCCGGAAGATGCGGACCATATTGCTTTTATTCGCGGGCGTATTGGTTTTGAACTGCCTGCCTGGTTTATCCCGAAGGATGAGAAGCAGGTGCCGACAGGAGCTTTCTTCGCTGGTGCTATTGCTGTTTTCGACAAGACCTGGAAGGGACCGGCAATCAGCTACATCGGGCGCGATGAACTTGAGGCATGTGGTGAAGCCTTTCTGGTGCAGGTTCGCCAGCAGGCGGAAAAACTGGTCAGGGAGATGGCGGCATGACGACGTTAACTCAATGCCAGCAGCAGGTGCTGGATATGCTGATTTCTTACCAGAAAGAACGTGGCTTCCCGCCAACCAATCAGGAGGTGGCAACCATGCTGGGATACCGTTCAGTGAATGCAGCGGTGGAGCATCTTCGCGCACTGGAGAAAAAAGGCGTCATTACGATAAAGCGTGGCGTGGCCCGGGGGATAACGCTTCATACCGCAGTGAAGGACGACGACAGCGAGGCGGTCGGGATTATCCGCTCACTGCTTGCCGGTGAGGAAAACGCAAGGCTGCGTGCAACCCACTGGTTACATGAGAGGGACCTGAAAGTATGAAGCTGATCCTGCCTTTTCCGCCCAGCGTGAACACGTACTGGCGACATCCCAACAAAGGGGCGTTTGCTGGTAAGAGCCTGATAAGCGCGGCGGGGCGAAAATTCCAGAGCGCGGCGTGCGCAGCAATAGTTGAGCAGTTACGTCGTCTGCCAAAACCAACGTCGGCACCTGCTTCAGTGGAGATCGTGTTGTTTCCTCCGGATAACCGGATCCGCGATCTGGACAACTATAACAAGGCGCTGTTTGACGCCCTGACCCACGCGGGTGTGTGGGAAGACGACAGTCAGGTGAAAAGAATGCTGGTGGAGTGGGGACCGGTTATCCCGGAAGGGAAGGTCGAGATCACCATCAGTAAGTACGAGAAAACGGCGGGTGCAGCCGCCTGATCAAGAGGAGAAACGAAGTATGAATAATCTGATGGTCATTGATGGTATTGAAGTTCGTCGTGATGCTTATGGGCGTTACAGCCTGAACGATCTGCATCGCGCAGCAGTAGCATCTGGTGCAAATGCCAGAACCAAGGAGCCGGGAAAGTTTCTTTCCAGCCAACAAACTGTTGAGCTTGTTCATGAATTGACCAACACACAGAATTTGGGTGTTGACCCGGTGAGTGTGATTCATGGGGGAAATGAACGGGGAACGTATGTCTGCAAGGAACTGGTGTATGCCTATGCAATGTGGATCAGCCCGTCATTCCATCTGAAGGTGATCCGTACTTTCGATATGGTAACCAGCGCACCGGAAAAATTATCCGGACAGGCTGCTGACAAGATGCAGGCTGGCGTGATCCTGCTGGACTTTATGCGCCGGGAGTTAAACCTGTCTAACTCTTCAGTGCTTGGTGCTTGTCAGAAACTCCAGGAGGCTGTTGGCTTACCGAATCTGGCACCGCGCTATGCCATTGATGCTCCTGCTGATGCACACGATGGCTCAAGTCGCCCGACACTGTCACTGAGTGCACTGCTGAAACAGTATGGTATCCGCCTGACGGCTAATCAGGCATATCACCAGATGGTGAAGCTGGGGATCGTCGAGCAGCGCGAACGATACAGCCGTACCGCGATTAACAACATCAAAAAATTCTGGTCGCTGACAGCGAAAGGCTGCATGTTCGGCAAGAACATCACCAGTCCCGCAAATCCGCGCGAGACGCAGCCGCATTTCTTCGAATCCCGATTCCCTGAGCTGTTAAAGCTGCTCGATACCGTTCATTGAGGTGACCGTGAGAGCACTACTGACCCCTGAAATTGCCCCGCGTATGGGGATCGTATTGTTCAGGCCAGGTTCAGAGCTGATGCCCCTGTTTATGCAGGGGCGTGTCCTGCTGGAGCCTGAGCCGGAACGTTATTCATCTTTCGCCAGTGGTGCCGTTCCGGCGGCATCACAACCGCTGGCGGATGATCCTGCCGTTCGGGCCGTGTTCCGCAATGAGGCAGTGATCCGTCGTGCTGGTGGCGTGGAATGTCTTGAAAGCTGGTTACTTCGTGAAAAGGGCTGTCAGTGGCCTCATTCCGACTGGCACAGTGAGAACATGACCACAATGCGGCACGCTCCGGGCGCAATCCGTCTGTGCTGGCACTGCGATAACCAGCTGCGTGACCAGTTCACGGAACGGCTGGAATCAATGGCAACGGATAACTGTGCCCGTTGGGTGTTGTCTGTTGTGCGTCGGGATCTCGGTTTTGATGACAGTCACGTTGTGACAATGCCGGAACTGTGCTGGTGGCTGATTCGTAATGACCTGGCGGATGCCTTACCGGAAAGTGCAGCCCGTAAGGCACTGAGATTACCGAAGCCTGTTGTGCCGTCTGTCACCCGGGAAAGTGACCTTGTGCCTTCGGTTCCTGCCACCAGCATCATCCAGGATAAGGCGAAAAAGGTGCTGGCGCTGAAAGTGGATCCGGAGTCGCCGGAGTCTTTTATGTTACGCCCAAAACGTCGCCGCTGGGTTAATGAAAAGTACACGCGCTGGGTTAAGACACAGCCGTGTGCATGTTGTGGAAAGCCTGCTGATGATCCCCACCACCTGATAGGTCACGGTCAGGGTGGAATGGGTACAAAAGCGCATGACCTCTTTGTGTTGCCATTGTGCAGAAAGCATCACGACGAGCTGCATGCGGACACCGTGGCGTTTGAAGAGAAGTATGGTTCCCAACTGGAGCTGATTTTTCGATTTATCGATCGCGCGCTGGCAATTGGTGTGCTGGCCTGATTTTGTGGAGAGATTTGATGCGTGATATGTACGAGGTGTTAGACCGCTGGGGAGCATGGGCAGCAGCAGATAACAGCGGTGTGGACTGGCAGCCGATAGCGGCTGGTTTCAAGGGGCTTTTACCTCATGGTAAAAAAACACGCCTTCAGTGTGATGATGATGAAGGCATCATGATAGATAGTTGTGTGGCTAGGTTGCGTAAATATAAGTCAGAAGATTACGAGCTGATAATCGCCCACTTTGTTATTGGAATTTCGCTCCGTACAATTGCAAAGAAGCGGAAATGTTCTGATGGTACTTTACGTAAAGAATTGATTGGCGCTATAGCTTTCATTGAAGGGGTAATGTCAATGATTAAATTTTCTGATTAGATAAAAAGGGCGGGGGTTCCCGCCCTTAATTCAGAATCGCCCTTTTATTGCTAAATTACGATAATAAACACCTAATGCAGTAAGTCGGCATCCAGTTGAATTTATCGCAGCATAGTACATATGTTCAGTATCAACCGGCTCAACCAGTCCGTGGCGGTTACATTTTTGTAGATTTTGAAAAATTGATACATTTTCATCAATCGGTGATTCGGAAGTTGGTTCAAAGCTAGGATCTAAATGGAATACATGTGTAGCTGTTGGGAACCATACGGGCAATTTGCGAAGAGTATCCAAAGACACTCTTGGCCCTACCTCTCTCAGAACAACAAATCGAGAAACATTTGTTTTAAAGACTGGGCGCTGATCCCACGCCCCCAATGCTTGATCCACAAAGCTATACAGACTACTTGGAGTAATATAACCTAATATATTAGCTCCTGCGCCATACAAAGCTTCGACCATTAATGAAGTAAATACTCCACCATCATTAACTTCTTTGGCATACTCATCTCGTCTACATGCAGTAAGGATGGTAGAGCCATCTGCAAGTACAGTTTCTCCTCCTTTTAGCATTCTTTCCTGGCCAGCGGCCCCAGCCTGACAGCAGTCGAGAATAATAATTTTATTGCGTATGTTAGTTGCTTTATTAGCCCAAACCATAACATCACTTATTCTTATGCCATTACTTGATCTTGGCGAAAAGTCATGTGGAATCAACATTCCTTCATCAATGTTATTATCAAAATATCCATGTCCAGCAAAGTAAAATAATGCAACATCACACTCTCCAGAAAAAAGATTCTGAATTTCATATTCAAGGAAATCTTTGTTGAGGGGGGTTGCACTACAGTGTGTAAGTGTTCTAGCCTCGAAATTAGGCCTCCCATCGGCGTGTCTAGATAATGCTTCTGCCATTTTTGCAGCATCATTTTCACATCCGCTGAGAGCATCTAATTCAGCATACTCATTGATCCCAATAAATAGTGCTTTTTTCATATGGAAGCTCCTAAGCCAGCTCACGAATGGCAGAAATGATGCTTTCTGTATTCCACTTGACGATTTTGTGAGCGGCTTGCTTAACTTTCATAGACGTACGCTCGGAGCCCCAAGGCTCAATGGCAATAATTGGCTTTCTATATTCTTGAGCTATTCGGATCTCTGCATCAATCCATTTGCTGTAGCTGGCATATACACCAGCCCAAATAATTACAACACTTGATGGTGCCATTTGTGATCTTATAGCAGAGTAAAGTGCAAAATCATCTTGGGCACCAATTATTGGATCAACTCTGGGTACCGAGTAGTTCTTAAAGTTGAAATACCCACGATTCTTGAGAAGAGCCACAAGCTGTTCATAAGTGTTTGAATATTTCCAAGAGTGACTAATAAATAGATTAAAAGTTCTCATAAACTCTCCATTTTAAGGAAGTGAAGTAAGTACATTCTTCTCTTAGAAATAAAAATATCAAATCTATTCACGCGTACGCAAAAAGTATTGTATCGTATTAAGAGTGGTTAGTTCGCCACACAGCTTAAAACCCGCCGTCGAGCGGGTTTTGTCGTTTCTGGATCCGGCTATTTGTTGAGCTTGGTCTATACCGCAGTTATCCATTGGCTCGGCTTCTTTTACGTTTCCGCTTCTGATTTGCGGTTCGTGGTACACCCTCAATTTGCACCTCCTTTATCGGCGAGGTGAGAGATAACTACAAATGCCTCATAACCCAAATACCTGGCTGGAGTTGGTACAGAGCTGGTGGCGTGGAGACACACCACTGGGCGCAGTAATTATGTCGATCGTTATGGCTGGTTTACGTATTGCCTATTTTGGTGGCGGTGGCGGCTGGAAGCGAAAAACGCTCGAGATTTTGCTCTGTGGCGCTCTGACACTGACCTTTGCATCCGCGCTTGAGTATGTCGGATGGCCTAAATCACTTTCTGTTGCTATTGGTGGTGGGGTGGGGCTGATCGGGGTCGATGCTATTCGTGGTGCGGCAATGAGAGTAATCGGTAACAAGTTTGGTAGCTCGAAGGAGTAATTTATGCAGGAACTAAATCCTCAGCGTAAAGCTTTCCTTGATATGGTGGCCTGGTCAGAAGGAACGGATAACGGGCGACAACCGACACGTAACCACGGTTATGATGTTATTGTTGGTGGTGAACTGTTCACTGATTACTCCGATCACCCTCGCAAACTTGTCACGCTAAACCCCAAACTCAAATCAACAGCCGCCGGACGTTACCAGCTTCTTTCACGCTGGTGGGATGCTTACCGTAAACAGCTTGGCCTGAAAGATTTTTCTCCAGAAAGCCAGGACGCTGTAGCTCTGCAGCAGATTAAAGAGCGTGGCGCTTTACCGATGATTGACCGCGGCAATATTCGTCAGGCAATCGACCGTTGCAGCAATATCTGGGCGTCGTTACCTGGTGCAGGTTACGGTCAGTATGAACATAAAATCGGTGACCTGATTGCCCGATTTAAAGAGGCTGGTGGGGTGGTAAATGAAGTTGAGCTATAAGCTGGTTATCGCTGCATTCTTCTTTACTGTCATCGGTTCTTTCATCTGGTCTGCCAACCACTACTACAGCAAATATCAGCACGAAAAGAAACGTGCTGATGAGGCTGTACAAAATGCTGAATCTGCAACAGCCATTACCCGTAACGTCCTGCAATTACTGCAAATCGTCAATACAGTTATAGAGGTTAACCAGCATGCAAAACAGCAGATCGCACTGGAGTCACAGAGAACCCAGAAAGATATCAAAGTGGCTGTTGCGGATGATGGTTGTGCTGCACGCCTTGTGCCTGCTGCCGCTGCTGAGCGGTTGCGGAAGTACGCGGACAGTTTACGTGAGCACTCCGGCTACAACATTACCGACTAGTCTGACTTCTGAAACACCTGTACCGTTCATACCAAATCCTCTGACTTATGGTGCCAGCCTGGAGCTGAATGTGAGTCTGTTGTCTGCACTGGCTAACTGCAATCGGGATAAAGCTGATATTCGTAAAATAGATGCAGAGAGAACTAACCATTAAGCAATAAAATTGTCAAATTAATCAGTTGTCAAATGAATATACGTTAAAGGTATATGTCGACATAATTTCACCAAGTACCTCAATACATATACTTTTTTTATGAAAGATACTGGGGAAGGAACTTAGCTCTTCAAGGCATTGCACATAAGTGCTGATATCACTTGCATCACGTTCAAGGAATTTCACTTGGCCAAAAGAAGGAGTATTAATCCTAGTTCTTTGCTGGATTATATGGATAAAATGTGTAGTTGGTGAAACTATTACTCTTGAAATATCGGAAATGATGTCTTCTTGAACTTGCCGATAAAGTAAATCCTTTGGGTAATGGTGTTTGATCTCGATGGTTGCAACATTGCCATTATGTTCAGACGTTAATATCGACTGGTTATAAAGTGATATGTCAACAGCGCCGATACCGAGTTTTGGATGCTCACTTAAAGCAGTTAGTGTGCTGATTTGATTGAGAATAACAACTAACTCATCACGTATTTGAGTTTCATGTTTGCGATTGTAGAAGTAGCAATTCAGTTCATTTAACTTTTTATGCATCCTATCGTGACTAATTGCTTCGATCAGTAAATCCTGAATCATACTTTTCTCTAGGTAATCCGAACGGTTGTAAGTGACAGTATTGTGCTGGCATGTCATTAGTATGTAAAGGTATTGTGAATGCCAGCAAGATAACGAAGTATCATCGATAGAAAAACTTTACGGCCCACTCGTAAACCGCTTTGTAAATCGGTTCATGGTAAATACTATCGATACTATTCAGATGTGCGATCATCGCCTCCACAGTTGTAGTGGTTGTTTCTAATATTTCGATTATTGCAGGGCGGTCATCATCTTCATCGAAGTATTCGAACAGCAGTACAGGTTTACCATGCCATTCAGCATCTGAGACTCTAAGGTTACAACTACCGCTCAACTCAAAGTGAATTTTGTAATTACCTTCTACAGAATGGCCTACGGGGAAAAAGCATAGGGTGTCATCTTTGTTTAAAAGCCATTCCCATTCATAACTATTCATTTGTGAACTCCTGTTCATTGAGTTTCAACAACTATCAACTACATCCAGCGAAGCATAAAAGATCGTTTATGGCAAAACCGGAGTGGAGTGCGATTCGATTCTGAGAAGGATGCCACGTATCGCACGCGAACCATCCAAGAGGATTATGCAATGCCACCACGAACCCCAAAAGCCTGCCGCGTTCGCGGCTGCCCCCATACCACCACTGACTCGTCAGGCTATTGCGAAAGCCACAAAAGCGAAGGCTGGAAGCAATACAAGCCAGGCCAGTCCCGTCATCAGCGCGGCTACGGTTCGAAGTGGGACTGTATCCGCGCGCGTGTCCTGAAGCGTGACAAAGGCCTGTGTCAGTTATGTCTGCGTGCTGGTGTGGTGCGTGAGGCGAAAACTGTTGACCACATCATCCCTAAAGCGCATGGCGGCACTGATGCCGACTGTAATCTGCAGAGTCTGTGCTGGCCGTGTCATAAGGCGAAGACGGCCCGTGAACGGTTGAAGTGATAATGATTCTCAACTGCCTGAGGGGAGGGGCGGGTCAAATCCCTGCGGCCTGACGTCTTCCGGACTGCCCGCCCCATCGTTTTTTTATACCCGCGAAAAATGAAATTTAACCAGGAGTGCCGCATATGGCTGGAACGGCGGGGCGTTCCGGGCGTCGCCCCAAGCCAACGGCGCGCAAGGCGCTGGCCGGAAACCCCGGCAAGCGAGCCCTGAATAAAGATGAGCCTGTTTTTACGCCCATCAAAGGTGTTGAGCCACCGGAGTGGTTCGCTGAAGAAGATCTCCCTCTCGCCACGATCATGTGGCAACTGACAACCAAAGAACTCTGCGGTCAGGGCCTGCTGTGCGTGACTGACCTCGCGGTGCTTGAGCGGTGGTGCGTGGCCTACGAGTTCTGGCGGCGTGCCGTGAAAAATATTGCCAGACAGGGCACCACCATCACCGGTGCAATGGGTGGCATGGTCAAAAATCCGGAGCTGACCGCCAAGAAAGAACAGGAGTCCGAGATGAGCAGCACGGGGGCAATGCTCGGACTCGACCCCAGCAGCCGCCAGCGTCTGATTGGCCTGGCGGGGCAGAAGAAAGCCACTAACCAGTTTCTGAAAATCATCGAATCATGAGCCGGAAATCTTACCCCAACGTAAATGCTGCCAATCAGTATGCCCGTGATGTCGTGCGCGGAAAGATTGTGGCCTGCCAGTTTGTGATTCAGGCCTGCCAGCGCCATCTTGATGACCTGATGGCGGAAAAAAGTAAGTCGTTTCGTTACCGCTTCGACAAGGACCTGGCTGAACGGGCCGCCAAATTTATTCAGCTGTTGCCGCACACCAAGGGTGAGTGGGCATTTAAACGGATGCCCATCACGCTGGAGCCGTGGCAGCTATTTGTGATCTGCTGTGCGTTTGGCTGGGTCAATAAAGGCACCCGGTTGCGCCGCTTCCGGGAGGTGTATACCGAAATTCCCCGTAAGAACGGCAAATCGGCAATCTCTGCCGGTGTTGCCCTGTATTGTTTTGCCTGTGATAACGAGTTCGGCGCGGAAGTGTATTCCGGTGCCACGACGGAGAAACAGGCGTGGGAAGTCTTTCGTCCGGCACGACTGATGTGTAAACGCACACCCATGCTGACGGAAGCGTTCGGGATTGAGGTTAACGCCTCAAACATGAACCGTCCGGAGGATGGTGCGCGGTTTGAACCGCTGATCGGTAACCCCGGTGATGGTTCATCACCCCACTGTGCCGTGGTGGATGAATATCACGAGCACGCCACAGATGCGCTTTACACCACGATGCTTACCGGGATGGGGGCGCGACGCCAGCCACTGATGTGGGCCATTACCACCGCCGGGTACAACATTGAGGGGCCGTGCTACGACAAACGGCGGGAAGTCATCGAGATGCTCAACGGCTCGGTGCCAAACGATGAACTGTTCGGGATCATCTATACCGTTGATGAAGGTGACGACTGGACCGACCCGCAGGTGCTGGAAAAAGCCAATCCAAATATTGGCGTGTCGGTTTATCGCGAATTTTTGTTAAGTCAGCAGCAGCGTGCGAAAAATAACGCCCGTCTGGCAAACGTCTTTAAAACAAAACACCTCAATATCTGGGTGTCGGCGCGTTCGGCGTATTTCAACCTGGTGAGCTGGCAGAGCTGCGAGGATAAATCACTGACCCTTGAGCAGTTCGAGGGGCAGCCGTGCATTCTGGCCTTTGACCTGGCGCGTAAGCTGGATATGAACAGCATGGCGCGACTTTATACCCGCGAGATTGACGGTAAAACGCATTACTACAGTGTGGCCCCGCGTTTCTGGGTACCGTATGACACGGTGTACAGCGTCGAGAAAAATGAAGATCGCCGGACAGCCGAACGCTTTCAGAAATGGGTGGAAATGGGCGTTCTGACCGTTACCGATGGTGCGGAGGTGGATTATCGCTACATCCTCGAAGAGGCCAAAGCGGCGAACAAAATCAGCCCGGTCAGTGAGTCACCCATCGACCCCTTCGGGGCGACCGGGCTGTCACATGACCTTGCTGATGAAGACCTGAACCCCGTCACCATCATTCAGAACTACACCAACATGTCCGATCCGATGAAAGAGCTGGAAGCGGCGATTGAATCGGGGCGCTTTCATCATGACGGCAATCCCATCATGACCTGGTGTATCGGCAACGTGGTCGGCAAAACCATTCCGGGTAACGATGATGTGGTGAAGCCCGTCAAGGAGCAGGCGGAAAACAAAATCGATGGTGCAGTTGCGCTGATTATGGCGGTTGGCAGAGCCATGCTGTATGAGAAAGAAGACACGCTGTCTGATCACATTGAGTCCTACGGGATCCGCTCGCTTTAACTGAGGTAATTATGATCATGCTGATTCTCGCGCCTCTGGTGGGCGTGCTGGGTGCGCTTTTGCTGGCGTATGGTGCCTGGCTGATTTATCCCCCGGCGGGTTTTGTTGTTGCCGGGGCGCTGTGCCTGTTCTGGTCGTGGCTGGTGGCGCGATATCTCGACCGTACACAGTCGTCTGTCGGCGGAGGTAAATAGTGTTCTTTTCGGGATTATTTCAACGAAAAAGTGACGCACCGGTGACCACGCCAGCAGAGCTGGCGGATGCCATCGGGCTGTCGTATGACACCTATACCGGAAAGCAGATCAGCAGTCAGCGGGCTATGCGACTGACGGCGGTTTTTTCCTGCGTCAGAGTGCTGGCAGAGTCGGTCGGGATGTTGCCCTGCAATCTGTATCACCTGAACGGCAGCCTGAAGCAGAGAGCCACCGGCGAACGTCTGCATAAACTGATCTCCACGCATCCCAATGGCTATATGACGCCGCAGGAGTTCTGGGAGCTGGTGGTCACCTGTCTGTGCCTGAGGGGAAACTTTTACGCCTACAAAGTGAAAGCATTTGGCGAAGTGGCTGAACTGCTGCCCGTCGATCCCGGCTGTGTGGTACCGAAGCTTAACAGTAGCTGGGAACCGGTCTATCAGGTCACATTCCCGGATGGCTCCACGGATGTACTGAGCCAGGAGGATATCTGGCATGTGCGCACGCTGACGCTGGACGGACTGGTGGGGCTGAATCCCATCGCCTATGCCCGCGAGGCAATATCGCTGGCGGCAGCGACCGAAGAGCACGGGGCCAGACTGTTCAGCAATGGCGCGGTGACGTCGGGTGTTTTGCGTACAGAGCAGACGCTGTCGGATCAGGCTTATGAGCGCCTGAAGAAAGATTTTGAGGAGCGTCACACCGGGCTTGGCAATGCTCACCGCCCGATGATCCTTGAGATGGGGCTGGACTGGAAGTCGATGGCGTTGAACGCAGAGGACAGCCAGTTCCTGGAAACCCGCAAGTTTCAGCTTGAAGAAATTTGTCGTCTGTTCCGTGTGCCATTGCACATGGTGCAGAACACCGATCGCGCCACCTTCAACAATATCGAAGAGCTGGGGCTCGGATTTATCAACTATTCACTGGTGCCGTATCTGACCCGCATTGAGCAGCGGATCAACACCGGACTGGTACGAAAAAGTAAGCAGGGCGTTTATTACGCCAAATTTAACGCCGGGGCGTTACTGCGCGGGGATATGAAGTCCCGTTTTGAAGCCTACGCCACCGGGATTAACTGGGGAATTTACTCTCCCAATGACTGCCGCGACCTGGAAGATATGAATCCGCGTCCCGGTGGGGATGTCTATCTCACACCGATGAACATGACCACGAAACCCTCCGATGGCAGTAAAGCCGGTAAGCAGAAGGATAACGCCAATGCAGACGAAACAACGTCTTGATGTACCGCTGAGTCTGAAATCTGTCAGTGACTCCGGTGAGTTTGAAGGGTATGGCTCCGTCTTTGGTGTAAAGGACAGCCACGATGATGTGGTGATGTCCGGGGCATTTGCTGCTTCCCTGCGGGCGTGGAGTGACAGAAAAGCGTTACCTGCGCTGCTCTGGCAGCACCGCATGGATGAACCCATCGGTGTTTACACCGAAATGAAGGAAGACGATGTCGGGCTTTACGTCAGGGGACGGTTGCTTATTGATGATGATCCCCTCGCAAAACGCGCACATGCACACATGAAGGCCGGTTCGTTAACCGGCCTTTCTATTGGGTACGTCCTGAAAGACTGGGAATACGACCGGAGCAAAGAAGCCTTTCTGTTGAAAGAAATCGACCTCTGGGAAGTCAGTCTGGTGACGTTTCCGTCTAACGACGAGGCGCGGATCAGCGACGTCAAGAACGCGCTGGCCCGCGGGGAAATCCCCGAACAGAAAAAAATCGAAAGAGTCCTGCGTGATGTCGGACTTTCCCGTACCCAGGCCAAAGCATTCATGGCCGGGGGCTATGGCGCACTGTCCCTGCGCGACGCTGAGGATGTGGGCTCTGCACTGAATGCACTGAAAAATCTGAACTTCTAATCAGGAGAAATACGATGGCGGTTGATATTAAAGATGTCGAACAGGTCGCGCAGGAGCTGCAGCAGAAGTTTGACGACTTCAAAGCAAAGAACGACAAGCGCGTGGATGCGATTGAGCAGGAAAAAGGCAAGCTTGCCGGGCAGGTGGAAACCCTGAACGGGAAACTCAGCGAGCTGGAAAATCTCAAAAGCGACCTTGAAAAAGAGCTGCTTGAGCTGAAACGTCCGGCAGGTGGAGCGCAAAATAAACTGGCCACCGAGCATAAAGAGGCGTTTGTGGGCTTCCTGCGTAAAGGCCGTGAAGACGGTCTGCGCGATCTGGAGCGTAAGGCATTACAGGTGGGTACCGATGAAGACGGTGGCTACGCCGTGCCGGAAGAACTGGATCGCAACATTCTTAACCTGCTGAAAGATGAAGTGGTGATGCGTCAGGAAGCCACGGTGATCACCGTTGGCGGTTCCGACTACAAAAAACTGGTGAATCTGGGCGGTACGGCTTCCGGATGGGTGGGGGAAACGGATACGCGAGCCCAGACTGCCACCTCCAGACTGGAGCTGATTGAACCTCTCATGGGTGAAATCTACGGCAACCCGCAGGCTACCCAGAAAATGCTGGACGATGCCTTCTTCAACGTGGAGGCCTGGATCAACAGCGAGCTGGCAACCGAATTTGCCGAACAGGAAGAAATTGCCTTTACCTCAGGCGATGGCACCAAGAAGCCGAAAGGGTTCCTGGCGTATGAATCCACTGATGAAACCGATAAGGTTCGTGCGTTCGGTAAACTTCAGCATATTGTATCCGGTGAAGCGACGACGGTGACCGCAGACGCCATTATCAAACTGATTTACACGCTGCGTAAGGCACACCGCACTGGCGCGAAGTTCATGATGAACAACAACAGCCTGTTTGCCATCCGTCTGCTGAAAGACAGCGAGGGTAACTATCTGTGGCGTCCGGGGCTGGAACTGGGGCAGCCGTCCTCTCTGGCGGGTTACGGTATCGCTGAAAACGAACAGATGCCGGATATCGCTGCTGATGCGAAAGCCATTGCATTTGGTAACTTCAAACGGGGTTACACCATCGTTGACCGTATCGGCACCCGCATTCTGCGTGACCCGTACACCAATAAACCGTTTGTCGGTTTTTATACCACCAAGCGCACCGGCGGGATGCTGGTCGATTCGCAGGCCATCAAACTGCTGAAGATTGCAGCGGCGTAATCACTCAGGGGCGCGGAACCGCGCCCCCTGTTCTGACGGGTGAAGAATCATGATCCTGAAACAAGATCTGAAATGGTCACCGGACGGTATGCGTGTTGAGGTCATTCGGGCCGGTGAGTATGACGACGGGGCGCTTCCTGCCCGGGTGCAGGAGATTGCACTTCAGGCCGGGTTAGCAGAGCGCGGAATCAGTGCAAAAAGCAGTAAAGCGGCAAAAGAGAAAAAAGCCACGACCAGTAAAGAGGGCTGAGTATGCTTCTGACAATGGAAGAGATTAAAGCCCAACTCCGGCTGGATGAGGATTTCGATACTGATGACCGCCATCTGCAACTGCTGGCCTGTGCGGCACAAAAGCGGACGGAAACGTATCTGAACCGGAAGCTCTATGCACCGGATGAAACCATTCCGGACAGCGATCCGGACGGGCTGCACCTGCCGGATGATATTCGTCTGGGGATGCTGATGCTTATCAGCCATTTTTACGAAAACCGCTCGTCGGTTACTGAAGTGGAGAAACTCGACATGCCGCAGAGTTTTGGCTGGCTTGTCGGCCCGTACAGGTACTTTCCGCAATGAAAATTCGTCAGGCGCAGACCAGCGCAACCTACATTCTGCCGGACCCCGGTGAACTGAATAAACGCGTCCTGATCCGCCAGCGGGTGGATATGCCCGCGGATAACTTTGGCGTGGAGCCTCAATACCCGGTTACGTTCCGGACATGGGCGAAGGTTATCCAGACCAGTGCCACCACCTGGCAGGAAACCGCGCAGACCGGGGACGCCATCACCCATTACATCACCATTCGTTACCGCCGGGGGATCACCGCTGATTATGAGGTGGTCTGTGATGACAGTGTGTACCGGGTGAAACGTCAGCGTGATCTGAACGGGGCGCGGCGCTTTCTGCTGCTGGAGTGTACGGAGCTGGGCGAATGTAGGCAGAGTCACGGAGGCAGCAATGGCGACTCCCTTTTTTCACGTTGATGTTCAGCAGCCCGCCGAGATGCGCTTTAACCGCGCCCGTGTCCGGCGGGCGTTTGTCACGATTGGGCAGCGTCATATGCGTGATGCCCGTCGGCTGGTGATGCGCCGTGCGCGGTCGGCACCGGGTGAAAACCCCGGTTATCAGACCGGACGCCTGGCTCGTTCGATTGGTTATATGGTGCCGAGAGCCAGTAAAAAGCGAGCCGGTTTTATGACACGCATTGCCCCTAACCAGCGCAACGGGAAGGGGAACCGGATGATCTCTGGTGACTTCTATCCGGCGTTTCTGTTTTTTGGTGTCCGGGGAGGAGCAAAACGTCGTCGCAGTCATCATCGTGGTGCATCCGGTGGCAGCGGCTGGCGACTGGCTCCACGTAATAACTTCATGGTGGAAACTCTTGAAAAGAACCGCAGCTGGACACGCTATTTTCTGGCGCGGGAATTGCGTAAATCACTGAAGCCGGAGCGACGACACAGATGAAACTGACGCCTGTTATTGCTGCGCTGCGTGCCCGCTGCCCGTATTTTGAAAACCGGGTGGCAGGCGCGGCACAGTTCAAAAATCTGCCGGAGGTCGGAAAGCTGAGACTCCCGGCGGCGTATGTGGTACCGGGTGATGACTCTCCGGGAGAAAACAAAAGCCAGACCGACTACTGGCAGGAGCTGAAAGAGGGCTTCTCCGTGGTTGTCATACTGAGTAACGGGCGTGATGAGCGCGGTCAGTTTGCCTCGTATGATGTGGTGGACGATGTCCGGCAGATGCTCTTTAAGGCCCTGCTGGGCTGGAACCCGGAAGCGTGCGGTAACCCGATTACCTATGACGGCGGCACGCTGCTGGATCTGAATCGTCATGAGCTGATTTATCAGTTCGATTTTTCGGTCATCAGCGAGCTGACCGAAGACGATACCCGCCAGCAGGATGACCTGAACAGTCTGGATGAACTGCGAACGCTGGCGATTGATGTTGATTATCTCGATCCCGGTAACGGGCCTGACGGCGATATCGAACATCACACCGAAATAACCCTTCCTTCCTGAGGATCATCATGTTTGTGAAACCTGTTAAAGGGCGGTCAGTGCCTGACCCTGCCCGCGGCGACCTTTTGCCCGCCGAAGGGCGAAATGTTGACGAGAACAACTACTGGCTGCGCCGTGAAGCAGCGGGTGATATCCGGCGCGTGAATAAAAAGGTGAACACCGATGACGATAAGCTTTAACACCATTCCGTCGAATACGCTGGTTCCGCTGTTTTATGCGGAAATGGATAACCAGGCGGCGAATACTGCACAGGACAGCGGAGCATCGCTGCTGATTGGTCATGCCAATAACGGTGCAGAGATTGTTGCCAACAGTCTGGTGCTGATGCCGTCGGCAGACTATGCACGCCAGATTTGTGGTGCGGGAAGTCAGCTGGCGCGTATGGTCGAGGCTTATCGCCAGACCGACCCGTTTGGTGAACTGTATGTGATTGCCGTTCCTGAATCCACGGGCGCGGCGGCAACAGTTACGCTGACGGTGACCGGGGCGGCAACCGAAACCGGCACGGTGAATGTTTATGTGGGAGGTACCCGCGTGCAGGCACCGGTGACTAACGGCGATAACGTCACGACGATTGCCAGCAGTATCCAGGATGCCATCAATGCCGTTCCGGCCCTGCCGTTTACGGCCTCATCTTCGGCAGGCGTGGTCACACTGACCGCGCGTCATAAGGGGCTTTGCGGGAATGAAATTCCTGTCAGCCTCAATTACTACGGGTTTGGTGGGGGCGAAGTGCTGCCAGCGGGCGTACAGATTGCCGTGGCGACGGGTACCGCCGGAACGGGCGCTCCGGTTCTCACCGGCGCGGTGGCTGCAATGGCGGATGAGCCGTTTGATTATATCGGCCTGCCGTTCAACGACACGGCCTCGGTTAACACGCTGGTGACCGAGATGAACGATACCAGCGGTCGCTGGAGCTATGCGCGTCAGCTGTATGGTCATGTGTATACGGCAAAGATCGGCACGCTGTCAGAACTGGTGACCGCAGGTGACCAGTTTAACCAGCAGCACATTACCCTGGCGGGATACGAAAAAGACACCCAGACGCCTGCCGACGAGCTGGCGGCAAGCCGTACCGCCCGCGCAGCGGTGTTTATCCGCAACGATTCGGCACGTCCCACGCAGACCGGTGAGCTGGTGGGTATGCAGCCTGCGCCGAAGGGGAAACGGTTCACGATGACCGAACAACAGACCCTGCTGTCTCATGGCGTGGCAACGGCGTATGTCGAAAGCGGGGTACTGCGCATTCAGCGTGATGTCACCACGTACAGGAAAAACGCTTACGGGGTTGCGGATAACAGCTACCTCGACAGCGAGACGCTGCATACCAGCGCGTATGTACTGCGCAAACTGAAATCCGTCATTACCAGTAAGTACGGGCGTCACAAGCTTGCCAGTGACGGTACCCGCTTTGGTCCCGGTCAGGCGATTGTCACCCCGGCGGTGATCAAAGGGGAACTGCTGGCAACCTACCGTCAGCTCGAGCGTGCGGGGATCGTGGAAAACTACGAACTGTTCAAGCAGTACCTGGTTGTGGAGCGTGATGCCAGCGATCCGAACCGCCTGAACACGCTGTTCCCGCCTGACTATGTTAACCAGTTGCGTGTCTTTGCCGTGGTTAACCAGTTCCGTCTTCAGTATTCAGAGGAGTCTGCATAATGGCCCGTATCGGGGGAACCTGTTATTTCAAAATTGACGGTCAGCAGCTATCGCTGACCGGCGGCATTGAGGTGCCCATGAACAGGACGGTCAATGATGACATCATCGGCCTGGACGGTTCAGTGGACCGCAAGGAAACTCACCGTGCGCCTTATGTCAAAGGGACCTTCAAGGTGCCGAAGAATTTTCCTGTGAGCAAAATCACCTCGTCTGATGAGATGACCATCACTGCCGAGCTGGCGAACGGTCAGGTCTATGTACTGTCGTCTGCCTGGCTGCACGGCGAAGCGAACCATAATGCCGAAGAAGGCACGGTTGATCTTGAGTTCCACGGTGAAGAAGGGGATTACCAGTGATTGAGCTTGTACTTAAAAAACCGAGCATCGCCCACAAAGAAACACTGCATGTGCTGGAAATACGTGAGCCTACGTATGACGAGATTGAGGCGCTGGGGTTCCCTTTCTCTGTTTCGCCTGATGGTGGTATGAAAATGGACAGTCAGGTGGCGCTGAAATATATCCCGCTTCTGGCCGGGATCCCGCGCTCGTCTGCAGCGCAGATGACGAAGCTGGATATTTTCAAGGCAGGCATGATTGTAATGCGTTTTTTTACCGGCTTGGAGACGGAAGAGACCTCCGGAAGCGATTCTACAATGTCGCGTGGTTCTGGAAATTAAACCCCCTTGAACTTCGCCGGACGGCTATTTCCCACTTTGCTGATCTGGAGGCAGAGGCCGTCCGTATAAATGAGGAGATGAAGCATGGCTGATAATTTTCAGCTGAAAGCCATCATCACCGCCGTTGACAGGCTATCCGGCCCGCTTAAAGGTATGCAGCGTCAGCTTAAGGGATTTCAGAAAGAAGTCTCCAGCCTTGCTCTGGGCGCTGCCGGGGCGGGTACTGCAATAATGGGGGCACTGGTACTCCCTGTAAAATCAGCCATCACCCTTGAATCGAAGATGGCTGATGTCCGCAAAGTGGTGGACGGTCTGGATACGCCGGATGCGTTTAAGGCCATGACGGAGCAGGTGCGTGACCTGTCAACCGAACTGCCTATGTCGGCGGAAGGTATCGCTGAAATCGTGGCGGCGGGTGGTCAGGCCGGGATTGCACGTGATGAACTGATGCAGTTTGCCACTGATGCGGTGAAGATGGGCGTGGCCTTTGATACCACGGCTGAAGAGTCCGGGCAGATGATGGCCCAGTGGCGTACTGCGTTTAATATGACGCAGGATGAAGTGGCCGGGCTGGCTGACAAAATCAACTACCTTGGTAATACCGGCCCGGCGAACGCGAAGAAAATCTCCGATATTGTTACGCGTATTGGTCCTTTAGGTGGTGTTGCAGGTGTGGCTTCCGGCGAAATCGCGGCAATGGGGGCAACCATTGCCGGGATGGGCGTGGAGTCAGAAATTGCCGCCACAGGGATCAAGAACTTCATGCTTTCCCTGACCGCGGGAAATTCTGCGACAAAATCGCAGAAACAGGCATTGCGTTTTCTGCGGATCAATCCGAAGAAATTAGCTGCTGATATGCAGAAAGATGCCCGGGGCACCATGCTATCTGTACTGGATGCGATGGCTAAAGTGCCTAAAGAAAAACGGGCAGCTGTGCTGAATGCCCTGTTCGGGAAAGAGTCTCTGGGCGCGATAGCACCTCTGCTGACTAACCTTGATTTGTTGCGTACCAACTTCAGGCGGGTTGCGGATTCCCAGCAGTATGGCAGTTCGATGCAGAAGGAATATGCTTCGAGGGCAGCGACGACGGAAAACCAGCTTTTACTTCTGCAAAATCAACTTGATGCCATTTCTTCCACGCTGGGGGAAACGTTTCTTCCTGAGGTTAATGATGGTCTTGAAGCGGTAAAACCGCTCCTTGAGGAAGTGAGAACGTTTGTCCGTGAAAACCCGGAGCTCGTTAAGACCATTGCTAAAATCGGTCTGGCCTTACTGACGGTGGGAGCCGCTGCAGGCTCTTTGTCCAGAATTATGAAAGTTCTCGGCGGTGTGATGAATATGACGCCTGCTAAGGGGCTGATTGCTCTTCTGGTTGGTGGCGCTTACCTCATTATTGATAACTGGGAAACCGTAGGTCCTGTCATAAAAAAAGTCTGGCACGTGATGGATGAAACGGCGCAGGCGATGGGGGGATGGGAAACTGTTCTGAAAGCGATTGCCCTGTTTATGGCAACCAAATGGGTTGCTGACGTTACCAAATCCATTACCGCAGTGACCAGAGAGATGCGTACGCTGGGGAAGGTATCGGCAGAAACGGGATTGATGGGGAAAGGCCGCGGCTTTATCGGGAAGGCCGGGGTATATGGTTTTCTGGGAACCCTGATGTATGAGCCGGTTAAAGATACTCTGGAAAGTGTTGTTCCTGAAGATACGGTTAACTGGCTGGATAATAAAGGGCTGTTTCTGGCTTCAGACTGGACGCCTTTTTTTGATCGTAAAGAGTACGAGCAATATCAGGCCAGCCTGAGTCAGTACAAACCCAATGTTCCGCTGTTGAATCCATCTTCTTCCATGACACAGCACAGCGAGCTGAAAGTCACGTTCGAGAATGCTCCGCCAGGTATGAAGATAATTGATGTACCGGACAAAGCCGATCCCCTGATAAAAATCACGCACGATGTGGGGTATTCCCCTTTTCGTTTTCCACGATAACGCAGTCCTTTTTGAGGTCAGTCTATGGATTTATCCTCATTTCCCACCCGACCTTCATTACTTTCGTCGTCTTCAGGCTGGCGTGACAGACTTCAGGACGCGTCATTTCGCGGCGTATCGTTTAAGGTTGAAGAAGAAAGTGCGGGAACCGGTCGCCGTGTGGAAACACACGAATACCCGAACCGCGACAAGCCCTATACCGAAGATCTGGGAAAAGTTACTTTCCGCCCGTCCATCACGGCTTATGTGGTGGGAGATGACTGCTTTGACCAGCGCGATCGCCTGATTGATGCGCTGAATAAACCCGGTCCCGGCACGCTTGTCCATCCGACATACGGTGAGCTGAAAGTCTGTGTTGACGGGGAAGTTCGGGTCAGCACATCGAAAAGTGAAGGGCGTATTGTCCGCTTTGACCTGAAGTTTGTCGAAGCGGGAGAACTCTCTTACCCCACATCAGGTGCGGCGACGGCGCAGACGCTGATGTCATCCTGTTCTGCACTGGATGACTGCATCAGTGACAGTTTCAGTGGTTTCAGTATCGATGGCGTGGCGGATTTTGTGCAGAACGACGTCGTCGGTAATGCCAGCACAATGCTGGGGTATGTTTCTGATGCGATGAAAGTGGTGGATTCTGCCGTATCGGATGCTGCCAGGCTGTTGCAGGGGGATATCTCGGTACTTCTGCCGCCGCCATCGTCAGGAAAAAATTTCGTTGAGCAGGTGCAGAAAATGTGGCGTACCGGGAAACGCCTTTATGGTAACGCCAGCGACCTGGTCACCATGATCAAAACGCTTTCCGGTGTCAGCCTCGGCAGCGATCTGCAACCGCGCGGCGTCTGGAAAACGGACAGTAAAACCACCGCCACGGCGACGCAGCAGCGTAACGTGGTTGCCAGCATCCTTCGTACGACCGCAATCAGCGAAGCGGCGTATGCCGTCACCCGATTGCCTGCGCCAACAACTTCTGCGGTGATGCAGAATGCCGCAGTGGGGCAGTCAACAACACCCGCGCAGAGCTCCGGCTGGCCTTCCGTCACGCATCCGGCACTGAACAATGCACCGGCGGTGAAAAACACGGTTGACCTGCCAACGTGGGAAGAACTGACCGACATTCGCGACACACTGAATACGGCAATTGATAAGGAGTTGTCCCGTACAACCAGTGATGCGCTGTTTCTGGCGCTGCGCCGGGTGAAAGCAGATCTGAATGCGGATATCAACACGCGCCTTGAACAGTCTGCTCGGATCATTCAGCGCACACCGGATGAGGTTTTACCCGCGCTGGTGCTGGCGGCGACCTGGTTTGATAACGCGGCGCGTGACGCGGACATTATCCGGCGTAATGCCATTACGCATCCCGGCTTTGTGCCGGTGATCCCTCTGAAGGTGCCAGTGCAATGAACGACAATGTCACGCTACGGGTAAATGGCCGGGAGTGGAATGGCTGGACATCGGTGCGCATCGGTGCCGGTATTGAACGGCTGGCGCGGGATTTCAGTGTGGAGATCACCCGCCAGTGGCCGGGTGATGAGGGTATCACCACGCTTCAGCCGCGCATTAAAAACGGTTCAAAAGTGGAGGTGCTGATTGGTGATGAGCTGGTGATCACCGGCTGGGTGGAGGCGACGCCCGTTCGTTACGATGCCCGTTCGGTCAGCACCGGTATTGCCGGACGTAGTCTGACGGCTGACCTGATTGACTGTGCAGCCGAACCGACACAGTTTAACGGACGCTCGCTGGTGCAGATTGCGCAGGCGCTTGCTGCGCCTTTCGGCATTGAGGTGGTGAACAGCGGTGCGCCGTCGGGTGTTATTCCTGATGTTCAGCCTGATCACGGTGAAACGGTGATTGAGGTAATCAACAAAATACTCGGTCAGCAGCAGGCACTGGCTTACGACGATCCGCACGGCAGGCTGGTGATTGGCGGTATTGGCTCAACGCGGGCACATACCGCGCTGGTACTTGGGGAAAACATCCTTTCCTGCGATACGGAGAAGAGTATCCGGGAGCGGTTTTCAGTTTACCAGGTGGCGGGGCAGCGTGCCGGAAACGACGATGATTTCGGTGAGGCCACCACCACCGCGCTGCGGGCCCGCACAGAGGACGCATTTATTGCCCGTTACCGTCCGATGTATATCAGGCAGACAGGGCAGGCCACGGGGGCTGGCTGTATTGCGCGTGCTGACTTTGAAGCCCGGCAACGGGCGGCGCGGACGGATGAAACCACCTATGTGGTGCAGGGCTGGCGACAGGGTAACGGTACGCTGTGGCAGCCCAACCAGCGGGTGATTGTCTTTGATCCGGTCTGTGGTTTTGACAATACCGAACTGCTTGTTTCGGAAGTCACGTTTACTCAGGACCAGAACGGCACCCTGACGGAAATCCGTGTCGGCCCGCCTGATGCTTATCTGCCTGAACCCGATGCCCCCGGCGCGCAGAAAAAGAAAAAAGCCAGAGTACAGGAGGACCCGTTCTGATGAGGACGATTGAAGCCATGCAGCGACAACTTCTCGGCCTGATTGGGCGGGCAGTGGTGAAAAGTATCAGCGCCGCCACGAAATGTCAGACCGTGGATGTGTCCCTGATTGCCGGTGAACCCAAAGCCGGGGTTGAACATCTTGAACCCTACGGTTTTACCGCAAGGGCAAACAGCGGTGCGGAAGCGGTGGTGTTGTTTCCGGATGGCGACCGTTCTCATGCGGTGGTTGTTACGGTGTCGGACCGGCGCTACCGCCTGAAAGGGCTGCAGACGGGTGAGGTGGCTGTCTATGACGATCAGGGGCAGTCTGTGACGCTGACCCGGGAGGGGATCGTGGTGGACGGTGCAGGTAAAACGATCACGTTTCGCAATGCGCCCAGAGCACGTTTTGAAATGGACCTTGAAGTGACCGGACAGGTGAAAGACCTGTGCGACTCCGGCGGCACCACCATGTCAGCGATGCGGCTTGCCTATAACGGGCATCGTCACAGAGAGAACGGTCAGGGCAGTAACACCGACAAACCTGATAAAGCGATGGAGGCATGATGGAACTGTGGCTGACGGTGAACGGTAAACACACCTGCGCCAGCGCACCGCTGGATCCGCTGACCCGCGCCGTGGTGATTTCCCTGTTCACCTGGCGGCGGGCGGAGCCTGATGACAATGCCGACGTCCCGATGGGATGGTGGGGGGATACCTGGCCTGCGGTACAGAATGACCGTTACGGCTCCCGACTGTGGCTGCTTCAGCGCAGCAAACTGACCAATCAGCTGGTGCAGACGGTAAGGGGGTATATCCGCGAATGCCTGCAATGGATGATTGATGACGGCGTGGTGTCCCGTATTGATCTGGATATCCGCCGCACCGGGATTAATGAACTGGGTAACAGTATCACTCTCTGGCGTCGTGACGGACCGGTAATGATTTCTTTTGATGATCTGTGGAGTGCGATAACGCATGGCGGACAGTGAATTTCAGCGCCCGACGCTGGCAGAAAATATCAGTATGCTCCGTAACGATTTATTCGCCAGGCTGGACGTCAGCGACACGCTCCGGCGCATGGATGAAGACGTGCGGGCAAAGGTGTATGCGGCGGCGCTGCATACGGTTTACGGGTACATCGATTATCTGGCAATGAACATGCTGCCTGACCTGTGCGATGAGTCCTGGCTGGCGCGACATGCTGCGATGAAACGGTGTTCGCGCAAGGGGGCCACGGCTGCCAGCGGGTATATGCGCTGGGAAGGTGTCAGCGATGGCCTGAAGGTGACCACCGGAAGTGTTATTCAGCGCGATGACCTGGTTCAGTACACGGCAACTGCCGATGCAACCAGCACCGGTGGTGTCCTGCGCGTGCCGATCGCCTGCTCAAGTGCAGGCGCGGTCGGTAACGCTGACGACGGTACGGCATTAATCCTGGTCACGCCGGTTAATGGTCTGCCGTCTTCCGGCGAGGCAGATACCCTGACAGGCGGATTTGATACTGAAGAGCTGGAAACGTGGCGCGCCCGCGTCATTGAGCGGTATTACTGGACGCCGCAGGGCGGGGCTGACGGGGACTATGTCGTCTGGGCTAAAGAAGTGCCCGGCATTACCCGCGCATGGACATACCGACACTGGATGGGAACGGGGACTGTCGGTGTGATGATTGCCAGCAGTGACCTGATTAATCCCATTCCGGAAGAGTCAACGGAAACGGCGGCAAGACAACATATCGAGCCACTGGCCCCGGTGGCAGGCTCTGATTTGTATGTATTCAGGCCGGTGGCGCATAAAGTGGATTTTCATATCCGCGTGACGCCGGACACACCGGAAATACGGGCTGCCATCACCGCCGAGTTGCGTTCGTTCCTGCTGCGTGATGGTTATCCGCAGGGAGAACTGAAGGTGTCACGTATCAGTGAAGCGATTTCCGGTGCGAACGGTGAATACAGCCATCAGTTGCTTGCACCGGCGGACAATATCTCCATTGCAAAAAATGAACTGGCGGTACTGGGGACGATTTCATGGACGTGACAAACGATGATTATATCCGTCTGTTGTCGGCACTGTTGCCGCCCGGTCCGGCGTGGTCAGTCAGCGATCCGGCGATTGCCGGTGCGGCACCGTCATTAACCCGCGTTCATCAGCGTGCGGATGCCCTGATGCGGGAGCTGGATCCGCGCACCACCACTGAACTGATAAACCGCTGGGAGCGTCTGTGCGGTCTGCCGGATGAATGTATTCCCGCAGGGACACAGACCCTTCGCCAGCGTCAGCAACGGCTGGATGCGAAGGTTAATCTGGCGGGCGGCATCAATGAGGATTTTTACCTTGCACAGCTTGCTGCCCTGGGCAGACCAGACGCCACTATCACGCGATACGATAAAAGCACGTTCACCTGCTCATCGGCCTGTACTGACGCAGTGAATGCGCCGGAATGGCGGTATTACTGGCAGGTCAACATGCCAGCCGCCACCAACACCACCTGGATGACATGTGGCGATCCCTGTGATTCCGCACTTCGTATCTGGGGTGACACCGTTGTCGAGTGTGTGCTTAACAAACTCTGCCCGTCGCATACCTACGTAATTTTTAAATATCCGGAGTAATCCATGCATCGTATAGACACGAAAACCGCGCAGAAGGATAAGTTCGGCGCGGGTAAGAACGGTTTTACCCGTGGTAACCCCCAGACCGGCACGCCTGCCACCGATCTGGATGATGACTACTTTGACATGTTGCAGGAGGAACTTTGCAGCGTGGTGGAGGCATCCGGTGCCAGCCTGGAGAAGGCGCGGCACGACCAGTTGCTTACCGCGCTTCGTGCGCTGCTGTTAAGCCGCAAAAATCCGTTTGGCGATATCAAATCGGATGGCACGGTGAAAACGGCTCTCGAAAACCTTGGTTTGGGAGAAGCGGCAAAACGGGATGTGGGGACAGGGGAAAATCAGATACCGGACATGGCCTCTTTTGCCAGTGGTGATGGATGGATGAAATTACCCAACGGGAAAATCCTGCAATATGGTCGTGGTGCGGTTACGCCGACATTATCGACGCAAACAATGAGAATTACATTCAGCATCCCTTTCCCCAAAAAAGCGGACTGCGCCATGCTTACTCATTCTGGTGATGGCGGTGCGCCTTTAGGC